CAGATAGTTGCTAATGGAATAAATGCTGTAGGAGCACCAGGATTAGTATCTTGTAACATAACACCAACACCAACTCCTACGCCTACTAAAACTCCTACTAGAACTCCTTCAGTAACTCCTACTAGATCTATTACGCCTACTAGATCAATTACTCCATCTAGAACTCCTACTAGATCTATTACACCGACTCCTTCTAAGACACCATCTGTAACCCCTACTAAATCACCTGCAGGAGGACCTCCTGGAAAAGGTAATCCTAATTGGAGAATACAGCAATGCGGTACAGGAACTATATATATTGTAAGTAAATTTACAGGCTGTATAGGCGGTAGCCAAGCTTCATTATCAACTTCATTTAGCGTTGGTAATATAGTTCAATTTAAAGCAGGATCTTGTGGTTCTGGAGCAGCTACTGGATGTGCACAGATTCTTTCAGATACTAGCTCATCTACAACTGGATTTATTTCTACAGATGCAGTTATAGCAAACTGTAGTGAACCAGAATGTTCCGAATAAGTTGTATAATTAAATAATTTTAATTAAATTTAAAATATGGTAACAGTTCCCCAATGGACATATAACGGTCAGATAATAACTGAAATAGACGATATGCCTGAAGGTACGTATGGATTTATTTATAAAGTCATTCATACTCCTTCTCAAAAAAAATATATAGGAAAAAAAGTTCTTTATTTTGAAAGAAATAAAAGATTAGGAAAAAGAGCTCTTCAAGCATTAAGAGAAGAAAGAGCTAAAAAAGGAATAAAAGGAAGAGTTCCTTTAAAGCAGAAGGTTATAACCGAATCAGATTGGAAAGATTACTATGGTTCTCATTTAGAAATAAAACGTTTATTAGAGAAAGACGGACCTATGGCTTTTCAGAAACAAATACTATCCTATGTTAAAAGCAAAAAAGAGCTTACGTATTATGAGTGTAAAGAGCTATTTATAAATGAAGTACTAGAAAGAGATAACCAATATATTAACGATAATATACTAGGTAAATTTTTTAGAAAAGATTTTTTAAATGAAACTAACTGATATACTTTTAGAGCAAAATCGTTATAATGACGATGGATACGACGAAGGAGATATCAAGCTTATGGGTGATATGATTCTTCCAACCGGTAAAATGGTTGTGCTCCAAGCTGAAGAAGATACATATAATAGAGGTTTATTAGTAACAAGTAATGAAGATAAGAGTTACGACGTAGCTTATTGGGCAGACGATAAAACAAAACCTTACCCTATTGGAATAGAAATCGATGGGAAAGAAGTAGCTAAAGATGCAAAAATAATTAAATTCCTATTTCATCCAGAAATGAAAGAAGAAAAAGGAGAATTTAAAAAAAGAGATAAAAACGAAAGTAGAAGCTTATCTGAACCTAGCGATGAAATGGAAAAAGTAATCGACTCAGGAATAAGAATTAGTGGAGACATGGACAATATAAAAGACGTTATGTACTACGTTCATAATAACTGGATGGGTGGTGAATTCTCTGCTGAAGAAGCTATGAAAAAAATTAGTAAATATATATCATGATAAAATTACAAGAACTTATTGGACTACCATCACTACAGTATCATATAGATAATGGTCTAACTTTACATTCTAATGTCTACCGTTACAATTCTGATGCTTTTATTAATTTATTTAAAGAAGCAAGAGAGGCGCATAGAGACGGTAAAATACAGTTAAATGAAGAGGATACAAAGCTATTAGAGACTACAGATATTGGAGAGTATGGTGATTATAACGGTATTAGAGTACCTTTAGACTTACCAATGGTATCTCCTAAGTATAATCCTTTGTTTGAAATCGGATGTATGATCGACGAAATGATCGAAGATGAAAATACAATCGATGAAGCAGCTTCTATAGACGAGATGATTAATTTTGAATTAGTCAAAGAATTAGTAGAGTCTATTGGGGGTAACATAAACATGGACAAATTTAGAAAAGCAGTTAAAATACAAAACGAAACATTCGATTACAATGGTTTTGATATGCTTAAAGCGTCAGTTGATTACATACCCGAGGCTGAATACAGAGGAAAGAAAGTACAACTTAATAAACCTAAAAGAGGTGGTTCTAAAAAGTTCTACGTCTACGTTAAGAGTAAAAAAGGTAATGTTAAAAAAGTATCTTTTGGCGATACAGGCCTTTCAGTTAAATTAAAAAAGAGAGGAGCAAGAGCTTCTTTTGCTGCAAGACATAAATGTGCTCAAAAGAAAGATAAAACTAAAGCAGGTTATTGGTCATGTAATATTGGCCGTTATTGGAAATCATTAGGTGGATCATCAAACTTCTCAGGTTACTGGTAGGCCATATTCCGAAAAAACAGGAAATGGTTATGTTATAAGAGAGTTTTCTAGTAAAACTTCTTCTTTCGAATTCGTATGGCATAGAGACAAAGAAGATAGATATGTTGAATCTTTACATGATACTGATTGGAAATTTCAACTAGATAATGAACTTCCACAAAAATTAACAAAAAACAAACTATTTATACCAAAAGAGACTTATCACCGTCTTATAAAAGGAACTGGTAATCTCAAAGTAAAAATTTATAAAGTATGAAATGCGATTGTAAAGAATGTAAGTGCGGAACATCATGCGGGTGTAACTGCTGTAATTGCTAATTATGAAACTGTCTAGTATTATATTCGAAGGTTGGAACGATAGAGAAGTAAAAGGAAAGATATCAGATTTTTCTTTCGATATGCTTTCTTCTTATTTCGAAACCGATAGAATTAATCTACCCAACCCAGACGATACTTCAAACACTCTTTTTAATCAAAAAGATTTTGAATATTATAGAGACCGTATTATGAAAGATTACGGAGATGTAGAAGTAGAGTTAGATAAAGAAGGACAGTTTGATGATGATCGATTTAAAATTTTAGATAAAAAGTTCCAAGACGATAAAGCAAGTTATATTCAAGCAAAAGGAGCAGCCATAGATAGATGGAGTAAAGATCCAAATTACTATCCTGGTGATTAACTTTAAAAATTATGAAACTATCAAAAGTCATATTAGAAAACAATAAAATTATTTCCAAAAAAGAGCTTAAAATCTCTGATAAAGAAATAAATAAATTAACTGAGGTAATATCAGAAAAACTATCTGATTACTTAGATGTCGATAAAAAAGAGATATTAGGTAAGGTAGTTAAGGAAGCACTCTCAGAAATAGTTAATTAAAAAGTTGTTTTTTTGTTCGTTTATTCTTATATTTAATATATAAGTTACGGACAAACTATATGGACTATACTTTCTTATTAGGTTCACTAGAAAACATTTTAGGTAAAAGTCATAAAAGAGCAAGAGAAAACCATGCTTTTCACTGTCCTTTTTGCAATCATCGTAAACCAAAACTTGAAATAAACTTAGCAACTAATGAACAAGGTCAAAATCCTTGGGAATGTTGGGTATGTGAAACTAAAGGTAGAACTATAAGATCGTTGCTCTATCAACTTAAAACTCCTAAATTACAAGCTCAAGAAATTTTAAGATATGTACCTAAAGGATCTGAAATAGAATATAAAGGAATATCTATAATAGAGCTACCAAAAGAATTTAAATTACTTAGTAAAGCTACTTCAACTTCAATAATAGCTAATAAAATAAAAAAATATTTATATGAGAGAGGACTTACCGACTATGATTTTATTAAATACTCCATCGGCTATTGTACAGCTGGAGAGTATGGAGGAAGAATTATTATCCCAAGTTATTCTGAGTCCAATCAGCTCAACTATTTTATTGCAAGAACTTATGAGAACGCCTACCATAAATACAAAAATCCTGAAGTATCCAAGGACATAATATTTTTTGAAAACCTTATCAATTGGAATCAACCTGTTATTTTATGTGAAGGAGTATTTGATGCTATAGCAATACGTAGAAATGCTATTCCTATTTTAGGAAAAAGTTTATCTAGCACTTTAGTTAAGAAACTTATTACAAGTAAAAATAAAGATATTTACATAGCATTAGATTTAGATGCTAGAAATAAAGCTCTAAAAATGAGCGAAAAGTTTTTAAGTTACGGTAAAAGAGTTTTCATGATAGATCTTACTGATAAAGATCCATCTGAAATGGGGTTTAAAAATTTTACCAATTTAGTACAATCTGCAAACGAATTAGATTTAGGGAGTTTAATGTTGCATAAACTAGAATTATGATTAAACAAGGAACCAATATTTTGGTTGAAAATGAAAAAAAGAGACTATCTTTCAACCCAGAATTAAAACAAATTAATTTTTTAGATAGAAGAGTTTACCAAAGATCGGAAGGAGTATATTACCCGTCCGTAACTACCATACTCCAATATATGCCCAAAGCGAAGTTTTTTGAGACGTGGCTGAAGGATGTTGGGCATAATGCCGATCTTATAATGCGTAAAGCCGGTAAAGAAGGAACACAAGTTCATGAAGCTGCTGAAAAATTAATAAGAGGAGAAGAAGTCTCATGGATGGATGATTTTGGAAATGCTAGATACTCCCAGTTAGTATGGGAAATGATATTGAAATTTTATGATTTCTGGACTACCTATAAACCTAAACCTATTATGTGCGAAGAGTTTGTATTTTCAGATAAATATAAGTATGCAGGAACAGCTGATCTTGTAGTAGAACTTGAAGGTGAAACTTGGTTACTAGATTTGAAAACCTCAAATAGTATACATAAGTCGTATGATTTACAACTTGCAGCATATGCTAAAGCATTAGAAGAAGTAAAAGATATTAAAATAGACAGAACTGGAATAATATGGTTAAAAGCTCATACTAGAACTGCTTCTAAAAAGAAAGGAGTCTTTCAAGGTAAGGGTTGGCAATTAAGACAAGTAGACGAAATAGATAAAAACTTTGAGTTATTTGAAATGATATACAAGCTATATTCATTAGATAACCCTACTATTGAACCTATTTATAATTGTTACCCAACAACTTTAAAAGTAGAATAATGAAAAAAGGACCAGAATATTTAGGAAGATTAATAGGAGCTATAGTAGCTTTAGGGTTGTATCTTTTACTTACAGGGTGTTCATCTTATAGATTAGCTACCCTTCAAGACGATATGTACCCAGTAGACTACGTTATTCCTATTAATAGCGATACTAAAATAGACACCTTATCATACTCTCAGTTTAAATGGAAATTAAGAACTGATTTTAATTTTAGATGGGACTATGCTCAATTCGCTATGAATCAACCTTATAACTGGTATAGTAGTTTTAGTTATAATGTCTGGAGACCTTATAATTCATTTGATGTTTATTTTAACAGATATAATTTTTGGTATGATTGGGCATTTAATTACCCGTACTACTGGGGCTATAGTAGCTGGCATAATCCATGGAGACACCATTGGTATAGACCATATAATTGGGGATATAGCTGGTATGATGGTCCTTTTTATAACTCGTCATATAATGTTATTTGGAATAGCAGTAGAGAAAATGTTAACATAGCTTATGTAAGAGGACATAGAGGTAGCAGAAATATTGATTTTGACGGTAATAGTATTATACAAAATACAATAAGTAGAAGGTATAATAATCCTAGACCTATTGTTAATGATAATAACCTCGATAAAATAGTTAATGAATTGAGAGAAAACTATAACGTTAAACCAAGAGTATACAACAATATAAATAATTATAACAATGATCAAATTAACGGACTTAATACTAGAGTCAACAACTCGTCCCAAGGTAGTAATAATGGCAGGGGCAGCTGGAGCAGGCAAAACATACCTGTTAAACCAATTATCTCTGGACAGTCTTCGTCAGGTCAATCCGGACAAATATATAGAGGATCCGGATCATCCAGCGTACAACAATCTGGGACTAGGAGCTCGTCAAGCGGACAAGGAGGCAGAGGATCTAGCGGACGAAAAAATTAGTTTCGTTTGGGATACAACAGCTTCTAATCCTAAAAAGGTTCAATCTTTTTTAAATAAAGGATATGATGTGTATATAGTAATGGTATATACTCACCCTATGATAGCATACGCAGCAAACTTTGCAAGAAAAAGAAACGTACCTGGGTCTGCAGTTTTTTCTACCTGGAGGAAAGTATATGAATTAATAGATCAATATAATAAGATGACTAAGGGTAATATGTCTATATTTGTTAGTGACAGAGGAGGTGAATTTGATAAAGAAGTAGAAGCTTTTAATACCGCAGCTAAAAACGGTCCTGCAGGTATAAAAGATTATTTAAAAAAATATAACGAAGAAAATGGGATAGAAGGTTCTACCTTTTTTAAACCTGTTGAAATGTCAACTCAAGAAGAAGAAGAGTTTAAAAAAGCAACATCTAATATAGATTATGATAGAGATAAAAGATCTGAAGATAAAGCGCTTAAGCAAGCTTTTTTAAAGGCTTATAGAGCTAACGGAGTAGGACCTGGAGACGATCAATTAAAAGTTGCTTTAAAAAAATATAGAGATAGAAAAGAAAAGAACGATAAAAAAGCAGAAGAGGTGTTAGATAATATAGCTGATTTAATTTTCAGTCCTTTATTTCAAAAAAAGTTAGAACATTCTACGCCACAAGAAATAGATAAAAAAGTACAAGCATTTTTAGCATGATAAAACTAGCTAACATATTAATTGAAAGTGAAGGACCAGCTCCTAAAAAAATACCATCTGAAATTTGCTGGCATTTAAGTGAGGAAAAAAGATCAACATTTCCTGACTATGGATTTCATATTGGTACTGAATTACAGTCTTTAGATAGAGGTCTTCAAATGCTTGGAGACGAAAT